GATTTATGTAAATTAACAGGCATACCTAACTCTTTTAACAGAATTAAGTATTGATCTGCTACAGCTCCATTAGCAATGACTAGGTCATCACCTAGGACAGCATACTCAGTAAACCAATTACCTTTTGAGGTAACTTCAGCTTTCCAAGCAGAAACTTGTACCAAGAAGTGGTGCGTAAGCGCTAACATAGCCCATGAGCTATAAGCACCCATCGGTTGCCCGGTGGCATACTTATAGTTACCAGCGTATTTGGAATAACCAAATTGAAAGAACCCGTAGGTTCTACCGACTAGTAAAGTGGACCATGCTTCAGCAAATTTACCACCAAAGAGTACCCCAAGGATTCTTACTTGTAACGTAATAGGCAATCTATCAGTTGCTGCTGTCAGATCATAAGAGTATAACTCTTTTGACCCAACAAGGAAGTCTAAAGGACGAGTTTGATTGAAAGTACCATCCTGTTGGATGGCTCGCAATTGCTCCATGATAAACTCATGAAGCGGGTAGAGAACCCACTGAGTGGGTGCATCCGCCATTGCGAACAATCGTACTTTTCCTGCAGCTTCCTCTTTAGCATGCAACTTACCAACTGCCCCTTTACCAGGTAAAGAGCCTAAATTCCAATCAACAAACACCTTAATAAGAGCATTTACACCTCTATGTTCTACATACGTAGAAATAAAGAGTAAAGACTCCCATAAAAGGGGTTGTTTATATAATGACAGGAATGATCGGAAAACATTATAAGGATGTGTAGAGTAATCCGCACTTCCAAACACTGTCGTCTTCAACATTCCCGGCGCCGCTTTCCAAATTAGGAAAAGACGTCTTCCTTGCCATTGAATAGCCCCCTTAGCTAATGCTTGGAGACGGCTCAGTGAAACTGACCCATCTCTTCGCACTTCGCTTCGGAGAAGATTGAATGAAAAGAATGCCATTAGGAATGGAACTATGTACTCCTGCAATCTTGCGACCGCATTTTCATCACCTGTAAAGGGATCAGTGATAGTTTTTAACTTCACTTTCCCTGGATACTTGATATCTCGGTAAACATTTAAAATGCTTGACACGAGCTTCATGACATTGTCATGACCAGCTCTTATTTCAGCCCGAAGGAGTCTAGGAATCAAACGAGGTAAACCCCCGTTTGTCCGAGAAACCCGAGGACCGGCAATAACAGCTCCATCAGGAAGCACTTGGCCTCCCAGAGATTGTTGGTATAAAACGAAAGATGCTTTTAGATACAAAGTAAGGCCTACGAGGCCTCTATGTCGTCTAATTTTAGCAATTTTTGTTACCATAAAAGCAATCGAAGACAGTTTTGTTTTTGAGACTCGCACCTTACATACAGAAGCCACTCCAAGGAGTATTTTCCGTAGTAAGGGTCGGGCTTTTAAACCCAACATGGCATTAAAGTTTT